ACGCTCTTAAGAACTCTTTTATCTATCCTTGTTTCTTGTTTTTTAAAAACTTTTAGAAAAAACGAAAAACGTATTTACAATGGTAAATAAGTTAGTAATTCGAATTTATTAGGTTATAAATAATGGGTGAGCCTGGTACATCGTCAAAGGTTCTACAAAATTTCTTAGCCAATAATTCCTCTATGTCCGGATATTTTTCGGATGTTTTCCAACATTCTTCGCAGGGCTTTACGTATGTATTTTCTAAAATCCAGCTAACGACTTCTTTTCGGTTGTTTTTAATAGATATGTGTAAACATTCGCAAGTCGTGGCAATTAACGAGCCACCGAGACTATTTTGAAAAGGAAGCGCTTTAAACCAATCTAAAACTTTGATGCTCGAATGTTTTACAGCGCTAATAAAAACAAAGTTCCAAAAGATAAAACCGCAATTCTCTTGAATAAAATGAGGACTTTTGGATATTACTTCTAAAAGTTCGATAGAATCGATTTCGGTTGCGTAGATTAATCCTTCGTTTGAAATAAATTTTTTTGGAAAATATTCAAACAAGATTTTCCATGACGTCGAGTCGTTTAGCTTTCGTAAAGTAGACCATACGTCTTTATCGAATGTAAAAGTTTCGTCTTTTAAAAGATAAAGTCTTTTTGTTTTTAACAACCATGAAACCGTTGGGTTTATATAATGGAATATCTCAGATAGAAGGTTTGGATCATGAAAGACGTTTAAAAAGTCTTGTTTCCATTCTATCGTTTCTTCTTCTGTTTTTTTTCTCTTGTTCATAGCTTTTTTCGTTTTTTAAACTTTTTGTTTTCTTGTGTTTTTTTAGAATGTTACGAACCTTAGTATACATGAAATTTCTTTATTATACTAGCAATTTGAAAATGACAATATTAGGTCTTGAGTTTCTTTGAAAAGTGAATAGAGTTTATAAACCCTATAATTTGTTGATCCTTTGTAGCCTTTAAACACTCCTTTATATCACAAGGATAATTTCTTTCAATTAACCATTTTACGGCTGCAAGATTGTTTTGCTTACAAGCAAACGTACATAAGTTATCTGTAAAAGCTAAGTCAGTTGTATATAAGTAATCAAGTATTTCAAAACTCGAATGTTCTATTGCAATTTGATAAATGTATGGGTCCAACTTAAATCCTTTGGATATAAACCACTTTAAAATATCAACATGTCTATGTTTTGTAGCTAAAACTTGCAAATAGTATTCATTATATTCATAGTGTTTATAGTTTTCCAAAGCCCAATCTAAAAAAACAATGTTTCCTATCTCACAAGCTCTATGAATGGAAACGCTAATTACAAAATTTGGATAATTCGCTTTAATCCAATCTAATGATTTTGTAGTTTTTAATTCAACAATCTCCCAAGAAAGATAAGACAAAGAAAAAAAGGTTTTAAATTCTTCGAGGAATTCAAACTGCTCATTTTGGAGAGCTTTTAAAATGCAAGTTGAATAATGTTCATATTTAAAAGACGATGTTTTTTTAGCTATTGTCTGAAAGAGTTGAAAGTTTCCTCCGGAAGCTATTTTATACAATAAATGAATCATATCAATCCGAATGAACAAATTTCTCATGTAATAGTTAATAATATCTTCTCTTCCTGCTTCTGCTGCTCCTTCTAGAACCAAAGAATAATACAATCGATTTAAACCAGTTTTTCGACATTCATCAATAAAATCTAGAGTTCCGTAAGCTCCTAAACACATGGCTAACGATGTATCAAGATAATCAGAATGTACACCTTGTAAAGAATCATTTCCAATAAATCTATCTATTTTCCATTTAGGATTCTTAGTTTGACAGATTTTATAGTCAGAAAATGGAAAATTCTTTTCAAACATCCAACAACTTAGATTTACGTAACATCTTTGTACTGCTAAAACACAAGTCATCACTTTCCCCTTGGTATTCTGCTTTTTAAAATCTTTTAATCCTTTACAAGTCATTCGTAACATACAAAAATCTAAGTCATCCAAAACAGACGAAAGAGGATGTATACAAACCCGAATAAGGTTTACATCTAAAAACTTTGTACCTAATGCCATTCTAACTTGTTTCACTTTAATCGTGAATCATACACTTACTAATTCTTTGTTCTCCCAAAAATCACACGCTTAATAAACTTTAGTATCGTTTTTGAATAATTAGAACGTTTTTTGTTTGGATAGAGATCAAACTTCTTGATTGAAAATCGTTGGCATAGTTATCTATCCATTTCATTCAGCTATCTTTATTTCTTAATCGTTATTAAAGTATGTAAAAAAACTAAACTACTAACCTCATAAACTTTTCGTTTTCAGATTAGAAAAATAAGAAAGACAAATGGAACCAAAGGATGTTGATTCAATGGAGATAGTTGAAAAAGAAACAAGTTTACTATCTATACTTAATCGAGATACGATATGGAATGTTTTGTTATTTCTTAAACTTAAAGAAATCATTTACTTGTCTTTGTTGAACAAAGATTGGAAAAACTTTATATTTAGTCCAGATGCTCCGTGGATTAAGTTTTATTGGGATTACTTGAAAAACATGATACATAAAGGAAACTTCTTTCGATTACCTAGTTATTTGAGAGATGTTTTAAAACCAAAGTTAGATTATTGTTTAAGTACAACGGTTTATACATTTGGTTGTCTTGAATCAAAAACAAACATAGAATGTTATCTACCTCCTAAAGAATCTGTAAACTATTACTGGATATCTGAAGCGATTAAAACTAAAGTAGACCAGATTACTTGTGCTTTGGAGATTAAGACTAAATCAAATAGAAAGAGTTCTTTAGTATATAATAAGAAAGAGTACGTAACAGGAACCGTTGGATTTTGGCTAGTTGTTTTAGATGATTTGATGATTGATATTGATCAAGATGAATTGATAAACTTATTTATTGGAATTAGCGAGATAATTTATCAGATAAAAGACAAGTTTTTAATTGATCGTTTGGTCGCTATTCTTGATGTATTTTGGATGATTCTTGGATTCTTTGAATTATCTGAAAAAACAAACTACAGAAATCGACATGAACAAGTCGCTTTAGCTATGTTTTTACTATTCAAACGTGATATAGGAATTTTATGGAGAAACATTTTAGTAGATGGTTTAAGAAGAAAGGTATATCCTTATAAACTTCTTGAAACTTTTGCTATCGATGTAAGGATAGTTGATATGATGGTACTATACTACTCGGACGAATTACCAGTATCTTATTTTTTCAAGTCTGAAGTTAAAAAACAAATGGATGAATCGGTTAAATCTTATGGAAAATTAGATAAATCAGTATTTGACGATAGTGAGAAAAATCATTATGATTTGATTGCAAAACACTTTAATCTTGAAGATTTTCCCCCTGAATGGATTGAAAAGATGAACATCTTTGTTATCGTTCAAAATAATAAGACAAAGATTTCATTTTTAAAAAACGTTATCAAATACCATTCAATGATGCGAAATGTGGATACAAAGTTATTGTTTGATTTATTTATTGAACAGAATCAAGATTTGATTTCTTCAGAGCTTATAAAAGCTCTTAATCAAAATACACAAGAAGATGTTCCTTTTTATCTCGAAGAAGATAATTTTTCATTACCTTCTATTGAATGTTCAGACATTGAAGATGATGAAGAAGCAGAATTATCGGATTCGTAAACTTTGTTTATTTTTTTAATAATAAAAACTTTTTCTTTTAAAAACAATTATTTTATGTGGCTATGAGTGATCCTTTGTTGTTGTTAGGTCGTGATACATTATGTATATGTTTCGATAATCTTAACCTGTTTGAGGTGTTAAGCCTTAGAAGATTATCTAAGGATTGGAAATACTATCTAGAAGGAAATGTATCAAATTATTGGGTCAAAAGATCTTGGGTGTTTGTTTTGGAAAGAATAGAAAGTGGATTCTTTTTGAACTTACCAAGCTATGTAAAAATCGCAGTAAAACCAAAATTATTAGAACAACAATTTGCAACGATTTACACTTTTGGTATGTTATGGAATAATCCAGATGAAGCTAAAGGATACTTTGGATGGTTTGATAGAAGGAATTGTATGGATACGATTATAAATGTAGTCAGACAAGAAAGAAAGTCTGTTGAATCCAATTTAAAAGGAAAATATGATAAAGCATATATTCGAAATCCACTAAAATTTAAAGGACTTCCTGATAATAAAATCTTTCCTTCTATAAGAACTTTTGTTAGGGGATTGATAAAACTCTTAATTGATATTCCCGATAAGACATTAAAACAAGTTATTACAGAAACTGAAAAAGAAGCTAATATAATTTACTCTACATTTGAGAAACATAGAGAGTCCTTCTTTACGAAAAGACAATCTGATGGTGTTTTATTAATGTATATAATGAGTAAAGGAACTCTTTGTAAAGCTCAAATGGAATTCTTCTTATCGAAAGAAACTTATTCTTTTGATTTGTTGGAAAGTCTAGGAATTGTTCGTGATTTTATTCCTACCATTATCAAACATTATAAGCCGTTACCTAAACGCTTTTTTGAATCATTATCAGTCCATAATACATTACATTCGTCTAAAGAAAACCTCTATGATTATCTTGGAACAGGCTATGATTTAAAACAGTTTCCTTCGGAATGGATAAAGAAAATGAGACCCATGACTTTAGCTCTCAACAAAGTCACAGATCCAACGTTTCTTGTAAAATCTATTTATTATCATCCTTCGATCGCTGAACCTAAAGATAAACTTTCTTTTCAAATCTTTTTGGAAAAGAATATTGATGATTTAAACCAAGAGTTTATTACACTCTGGTATAACTTTCCACAAGAAAAACCAACGTGTAACTACTTAGAAGATGATGAATTCTCTTTTGATTATGAATCAGGATCATCCGAAGTAGAAGAAGAACTTGATCAAGAGCCTTGAAATTATTGTAGAATCAAAACGTTAATTAGTTTTTAATCAAAAGAATAAAAAAAACAACGCAATTAAGTACACAAACAATAAGTTATTTCATAACTTTTTTTTCTGAAAGCAATAAAAAGTTGTTACACATTTTTTAAAACCAAAAAGAGAACTTATTTAGTTTGGTCGTTGTTCTATTATCTAAAGAACGAGAGAAATGAGCCAAGTAGTAAGTAGAACCTATAAACCTAGAAAGAATGCGAAAAAACAGGCAGTTGAATGTAAAGATAGTTTTATTTGTTGTTTCGAAGAGTCAGAAACTCTTTTGAATGAGATTGTTTCATCTTGGATAACTTGGATTAATGGAACAATTAAGAAATTGTCTATAAACTCGGTCAAAGAACTAAATCAATTCTATGCATTGAAAACATTAACTAGTTTTCAATACTTTTTGTTATTGTTTTATGGACCTTGGAAGATAGACTGGTCGAAAAACATAATCACCAACAACCCACAAAGAAAAGAAGAGTTTTGTTTTGATCAAGGATTTTCAGATATTCCGGGATCAATTATTTGGTCAAAAAGCGATTCTGGTATAACTTACAGAATCGTAGTCGGAAATACTGTTGCTTTAGATATTCCAGTGATTGTTCAAAACGATGAAATAATCTACATAAAACGAGATTTACAAAATTTTATTGCACGTATAAAGTGTCGTGATAAAGACGATGTATTACCAAAACAACCTGTTTGGTGGAATGATATATACGAAAGAATTATTTGTATACCAACTCAATGGGTCAAAGATATTCCTGTACACAATATTTACTATATCTCTCCCGTTTTATTTGATATAGAACGAAAAGTAAAAGAAAACTATTCAAAACAAATTTTTAAACCTTACAACATCTCGTTACTAACAAAAGAAAAAGAACAAACAACAATCTCGTTTTTGGCTTTTAAGTCCTTTTGTCCTGATTATTCAACATTAAAACTCAACTTTTTTGTTCAATCAGGAAATCAACTGCCTGAAACTTTGACTTTGAACCTTGAAGTTTATTCGAAAAAAACAATAGAGCGTTTTAACAACTTTATGATTGATAAATCAATCGACCAAAACATTGAGTTGGAAGAATTAAAAGAATGTATTTGTTTTTCTATGGAAACATCTTGCGAGCCATTTGCTTTGGTTTGTTTAGAACTATGGACTGTAAGCATGTTAGAGTTAATGTTTAAAGACTATGAAACATTTGAATCTATGTGGATTGAAATAACCAAATGGGAAAATAACAAAATAGTAAAGGATAAACTTTTATCCTTTTTCAATACTTATATAGTTAATCTATCGCAAATCAAGATATTACATTTATGGTATCTTACATCTTTAAACAAGTCGCTTTTTAGCGAGAAATTAGAGGGTTTATACAATAAGTTTAATAAAACCGGAGGAACATTCTCTTTATACGAACAATGTTATATCTCTTATCCAAACCCAGAATTCATGAAATGGCTGTTTTTATCTGTGCTCTTCAAAAACCATCCAATACTAAAATCCTCCTTCTTATCCATACTTAAACTCATAGGCTCCGAATGACCTTTTTCCCTCTAGCTTTTATTTCTACTACAATAAACATCTTCTTTACATTAAACTTGATTGTATTCATTGACGTCTTTCCAATAATAATAAAAAAACCTATCCAAGCATTTACAAATTTAGTCTTGTCGTTTAAGTGAGAGAAAGAGATACATAGAGCTTTTTTTTCGCGTATAAAGAAAAGTAGTAAGAAGACAAAGTAGTCAAAAAAATGTCAACTAGCGGAGAAACAAACATTGTATCAACTACAGAAACTAAAACTGGATTAAGTAGTCAAACAAAAGGTTTAGTTGCAAGCCTTGTATTGTTTGTAGTTATTGCGGTTGTTTTTGTTGTTGCGTTTACGATTGTTTATTTATTGTTTTTACCACCTGTTACAAATTTCAAAGTTACGGATGGAAGTTATACAATTCGTCCTGTTAGTTCAAGTGGAACATTAACATTTTGTGGAAGTTGTTACGGACAAAATTGTCCAATAGGAGTTGCTGCAACTGGAAGTTTTACAGTTCAATTATCTACGTCTACTGTAACTAGTGGAGCTTTTAGAGTTTTTGGAGATTACGAAGAAACAGGTTATTATTGGAAGAGTCAAAGATTTTCAGATTTAGATCAAAGACTTATTATTTGTTCTTCAACAACACCACCAACTGATTTTTCTGGAGACTTTATTTTTGAAACAATAAGACCTTTATCCAATACATCGGCTGTTGTTGCTATAAAACAAGGCTCTTATGCTAGAGTTTGTACAGATTCTTGTAGATTCAATTCGAATGTAATATTTCCTGCAATCACCATAGACTCAAACTCTCCACGAGCTCAAGACTCTCAGTTCATCTTAACACGAGAAATCGCTCCTTAAAAACTTTTTAATAAAGTTACATTAAACACATATAAAGAAGACTCCTTTTTATTATCAATTTAATCAAAGAAAACATAGTTAGGATCATAGGTTGTTTGTATTGTAGGCTTTGGTTTAATCTTTTTAATGGCATTTTTATAGTATCTGGCTTTGTTTTGTTTAAATTCAGGTAAATGGGAAAAGCGTTTGAGTTTAGTCATTGCTCTGTGTCGAAACGATTGAATTAAGAAATTAGAACGTTTTTCTATCTTTGGATTTTCAACGTTATGAAGTGAAAGAAACTTTAATAGTTTGAATCCAAAATAGTTTGTTGGATTTGAATATTCAATCGCATAAGATAGGATACTATATAGGTCATCTATATTATAGAATCCAGAACATAAGAGTTCTTGATGTAGATAATTTTCTAAAGAAGAAAATGATTGAACAAAATTGAACAAAAGATTCAATTGTTTAGATTGAATTTGTTTTTGTTTGGTAGAACTTAATACGGATAAATAAAGCATATGATCAAACTCTGGTAAAAGTCTCTTTAAAGTCCTGTTATGAATAGCATTGATTCCTTCTTTAGAGGATTCGTGATAGCAATGATATAAAAGCTCTATCCATTCATTTTGTGAAATAGGATATTTCTTAACCATCGAAACCAATATGGTTGGAGGAAGGAATCTATCGCCATAAATGGTCCAAAATTTACCAAAATAAGGTCTACAAATGTAAAATAAGAAGATCAATGACTTTTCGTCTACAATCTTTTCCCAATAATCTATTTCGAACTCTTCTAATATTGGCATTTCGTATCTTTGTCTAGAACAAAAATAAATCATTACAGCTACACTGTTAATCTGTTTGATCGTTAAGTTCTTTGATTCTAAAGAACAATAAGAACAAGAAGGTTGTGTATGTTCGTGATGTACATGTATAGTTTGTGTATCAATCATAACACGCCCAAAGTTTGTTACTTGAACAAACTTAAAAAATGATAATAAAGCATGTTTTACGCTTAAACTCATGGGTTCTAAGTGATTTAATAAACGAAACGCTCCATAATAGTTTAAGTCTTCTATAACGATTCTAAAAAGAGATTCTGTATATTTCTCTTCTAAGTTTTTTAACCATATCTGACAAAGGGTAACATGATCCATAATGTGTTTTGAATTAAGAGAGCTAAAAGGTAAAACTAATCTCTGAAGTAAACATGATTCTTCTTTGGTAAAGACTTTTTCAAAAGCATTAGCATCTTTACAATAAAACTTGAAAAAGCTAGAAGATGATTTTTGTAAGTTTTTGGTAGAATCGTCAGTGTAGCAATTTAACCAAAAGTAATCAGGAACTTCTATAGGTGTTTTACAAGCAGGTAATAACCACAAATTCCATAAATCATAAGGTTTTACTTCTTTTCTGTGAATTCTAATCCATGAATACCAAAGCAGATAATCTTGAATCAGTTTTACATGTCGATTGTATTGACAATGATTTATACAACCTTGAAATATTATGTTTTCTTTACATTCTTCAATCACTTTTTCCAAGTTGTTTGTTTGTTTTAATCGGAATAAACATATTCTTCTCCAAGTTTCTTTAGAACTTAAGTTTCCATCACAATTCATAAAAGATAGGATTCTTTCGTCTTTGTAAGACAAAAGAACAATCTCATGTTCGGGATTTATAGAATAAAAGTCTTGTATCTCTTTTACATTATCCAAAGTCCATAAGTTTGGAGATGAATAAAAACCTACAAGTATGTAGCTAGTCATGTATTTTGCCGATTCAATTTTAAAATTGGGTTTCTTTATAATCTTTGTTATCTCTGATTGTAATTCTTGTGAGTAATCAGGGTTTTGTAAAAAGGAGATCCAAAAGTAATACAAATCATTAGAACAAGATAATGATCCTTGAAGTTTATCTAAAATTGTTTGTTCGATGGTTATAAAGGTTATTGAATCTATGATTTCTTTTACATCTTTAATGTCTTCAGATGAATCGTCGCTATCAACGTAATTACGTTCATCATAATTATGATCTAAAAAGTGTATAAGACGTTTTGGATGTTTTATGGAAAGAATTTGCTTGTTTGTAGAATTCATGATCACTAGTTGTTTGTTTTTAATGGGAATCGATATTCGTGTTTGTTGCATTTTATCTGCTTGATCTATTTTGAACACAGAGTGATCAAATCTCAACGATAAAGCACATAAGAATGTAAGTTTTTTATAACATTCAAATGCCATTTGAATGAATCCGACATCTTTCATTTTAGCAATAGTAAGTAAGAGTGGTAAAAGAGGAGAAGTAGTCAAGTAATAAAGTCTTGTTGTTTCCTCTTTTTTAGGTATAAATCCATAGGCATGTCTCATTAACTTCATACATGTTTCCCAATGAACGTTTATGGTTTTTCTACCCTTATTTGAATCAAGTTCAAATTTTACAGCAAGATAAATGCCCATAGATAAACAACATGAAAAGATCAAATAGTTTGCTTTTTTGGATTCACTTTCTTTCGATGGAAACTTTTCCTTTACTTTTGGATTTGGAAACAAAAGGTTATGATAGGCTTGAGTATTCCATGATTTACAAATTAAAAAGATGTAATATTCTAAAGATTCAGTTTCTTCTATCGGAGAATACAAAGTTATTGTTCTATTTATGTTTAATCTAGTTAATTTCTTTGCTGGCAAGTTCCATTCTTGAGACCATTGTATCAACCCCCATAAATCTATGTCTTTACCCAATGTATCATCTTTTATCAAGTCAATGTAAGATCTTTTAGACCTCTCGAGTAATGATTCATCGTCAAAGTAAGGAGCTTTCCAAATTGAAGGAAGAAAAGGATGTCCAAATGTTCTTGGATATATTCTATACGTTCCAAAAGCTTTAAAATCTTTGATAAGTTGATTGAGTTCACGATTTACTACAGAAAGTTTCATTATAGTTATTTCATTAAAAATAAGGTTTTTTCCAGTTTTGCAGTTGTGAATGTGTATACCCAATGCAACGTGTAATGCTATATATTCATAACTTGATTCAGATATTTGTTTGTCTTGTTTGACCTTCTTTCTTGTTTTTCCGAGTTTTAAAACTTCAATAGTCATATCTTCTCCTAACAATATATCATCTTCGTTGATAACATGGTCATGATTCTTTCTTTTTTGTTTCTTTTTGTCTTGTATCTCCATACTTTATCTCTTTTTGTAAAGTCTGTTTCTTTTTTACTCTTTCTTGTTCAAAACGACCGATGATGAAACTTTGGTTTACCTTTTATGAAAAAGATAAACCAAACACTAAAACCTTTCTTGTTTTTTTTCATTCAAACTGTTTTGGACTTATTCTTTTACAGAGCTTTTTATTGACTTCAAGTTATTAGCTATGGATGATTGGTTGACTTTGAATAATTTTAATTCTATCCTGAAAAACCCTTCAGATAAACCGTTTTTACAAGGAGATGATTTCGAAATCAAACAGAACCTCAACGTCTGGCAAAGAAAGTGTTATGCAAATGAACATCGTTATCTTCTTCCAAATCCTATTGTTGTCGGATTAAAGAAACCTAATTCTTCTCTCTGTGGAATCTCTGTAAACGTCTTTTTAGGTATTTATTTTTCATTTAAAATACGTTTTATTAACTTTTTTTTTAAAGCGGATCATGATAAGAAAGTAATTACAGAAGATGATTATTTGGGTGGATTAAAATCATTTTGTCTTTATGGAAGACAAGATTTTCAATTATCTTTGATGATGTCCCATAAAGCTAAATCGAACATCTATTGTTTGTTAATTCGGATCAAATATTACAAACAAAACTCATATTACTCTCAAGACATTTATTCAAATATATTTCATCTTTCTTCAAAAGGATTAAAACTTACAAAATCTATTGCAAAGGAAGTTATTGTAGACAAAGAAGAAAAGCAAGTTCCACAACTAGTTAAAAATGAAATTGATATTAGTGGTTTAGATTCACAATCCTTGGAATCGTTAAAAAAGTTTGAGATTATAGATCATGCTGCTTGGTTATTAACTACATTTTCGTAAATAAATTTATAAATACATTAAACGTTTGTTTTTTTTGACTTGCTTAAAACCAAAGTTTTAAACAAGGAACATTAAATAAGGGAAGAAATGATGAACGAAGAGAATCAAGAAGTTAAAAACGATGAGGAATTACAAGGATTTAAAAAGAAAGAATATGATGAATGGGAAAAAAGAACTTTACGCTCATTGGAAGAAGAATTAATCGTTATTAACGCAAAAAAGAAGAGCGAACAATTGGCCTATATTTATTCTCGACTAGTCGACTTTATTGTCCAAGAAATGAAAGAACGATTAAAGAAGGGTGAACAAGATTTTAACGAGATATCGGAACTAGATTCTTCTTCTAAAATGGTTATAAAGTTATTAGCTGAATCAGCGATCAATTTAACGACGATAACGTCTGGAGTACATCCTACCCTTTGGTGTAACTTTTTAAACATTCTTGGCCTTCATAATGTCTCAAAAACCATTCTTAAAAAGAATCCACCTGCTTGGAATGAAAAAATGTCGGTTATGACGAAAAAGAAAGAATCTGAATCTGATGGTGTTAAAACGAAAAGAGCTTATAAGAAAAAGGATAAAACAGTTTATAATCAATCTTTACAATTGCTTCAAGAAGAAGCAAAAAAGGAACTTACTCCAAAAGAAAATGAACAAAGTTTTGAAACTTATGTAAGTCAACCAGTAAATGAACAATCCATGGATATGAGTCAATCGGGTAGTATGTCTATTAATGCAGAACCGGTAGATATTGGTGACATTTTTGTTGGTGAAAACTTTTTCTTTGAAATGAGTAATAACTTGCCAAATCAATAAACAATAATAACTTGTTTTATAAATCTTTATTGTTTCAATCTATGTTTTGATATTTTACAGGAAGGGTTATCTGCTTTTGTAAAACAAGATCTTCGTTTGGATTTTCTTCCAAAGATTCGAAACAAGAAAGTTCTTGTGGAACAGTTTCTAAAGGATCATAGGAAACTCCTTTCAAAGGTTCTTTAAGATTTGGATTCATTAGAATGTTTTTCACTTCAAAGGAAGGAATCCAATAAACTGTGGAAGTACGACGTTTAAATTCGGATATGATCAGAGCTGGTGAAGAATATCTTCTACCTCTTCCGCTTTTTGGGTTTCCAAAATAAATCTTTCCTTGTATTTTAATTGAATAAACAAGAAACAAGAATCCTTTTTCAATAACTCCGAAAGCTAGATAAAACTTGTTTTCTTGAGAGTTTTCCAATGCACAAGAAACTACTTTTTTAACCCATTGAGTGAATAGTTCTTCTGTAGGTATAAATTGAATTTGAGGGACAGTAATAGTTTTATCTTCGTCAATAAAAGTATCTACGCATTTAACATTTAAAGGTAAAATAGTGATTTTCTCAAATTTAATAAAATCGAGAAATGATTCTAAATCATCTGTTGATTTTGATAATAAACGAGCAACCTTGTCAGCATATTTCGATGGAAGAAGATATTTAAAATTAGTATTTTGTGTATAAAGATATTCACTTACAATAAACTTTTTAACTTGTTCGATACTTAAAACAGTTTGTTCTTCGGTTTCAGCTTGATAGATAAATTTAATCAAACCATTTAACTTTATACAATAATAAAGACTTAGTTTATATCTTGCTGATGGTTTATCGGTATTGAACTCAGAAAAAAGACCAAAAGCCAGATAAAGTTTTTGTGGTTCACCAAATGTTTTTATACATTGCGCAACTTTATCTATCCAATCATTCAAAATGTCAAAATCATTAAAGTATTCTAAAATAAACTGTCTTTTCTTAGCAAAAAAGTCTTCTCTTGCTTTCTTTTGTCTCTCTTGTCTTTCTTTATCTCTCTTCTCTTCTTTTTCTTTTCGACCAAAATCCAACGTCTTAATATTAAATCGTTGAGCTTCCATTTTTGTTTTTCCCTTTCTATTTAATCATTCAAGAATATAAAACTAATTGAAACAAAGAATAGGTAGTTTAAAAGTTTTATTGTATTATGACATTCAAAATATCATCTCAAATTTCATCAAGGCTTTTAATTGATAAAGATTCATCAGGGTTTTGATCTAATGATTCGACACATGAAAGTTGGTTAGGCAAAACATCAATAGGATCAAAAGACAAATTAAAAAACCATTCATTGAATCTGTTTGGTTTATACTTGGGATTCTGTAAAATCTTTTTTGCTTCAATAGCGGGAAGCCAATATGGTGGATAGTAAGTTTTAGTGTCAAAATTATTTTTGAACATGGTAGGTGTCATAAGTGGTTCATCTGATGTATTAGCTAAGCGTTGAAAATAGATTTTTCCTTCTATCTTGATTGAATAAAAAGCATTAAAAAATTGAGCTACAATCAATCCAAAAGCTAAATAGTATTTATACTCTTGAGAGTTTTCTAATGAACAAATAACTACTTTATCAACCCATTCACTAAATAGTTTTTCTGTAGGTATGTATCGTATTTCTTCGATATTAAAGTTTTCTATTTCAGGAAATATTGACTCAATACATTTGATTTCTTTAGGACTTTTCTCTCTTTTAGTAAATTTAATAACCAAGTCATTGGAGTTGATTTCTAATAAATATTTTACTCTTAAAGCATTTTTCGAATCAAGTATATGTTTTAGTTCTACACGAATAATTTCAACGTATTCTTCAGTCATAAAAAGTTTAAATGCTTCAACTTCAATTACTTTTTGGTCATCTTGATTTAAATTAGCAACGAATTTAATAGATCCATTAACATTTATACAATAATAAAGTTTCAAGTTATATATAACTCTATTTAAATCATTAAAAGCATAAACAAGACCTAAAGCTAAGTAAAGTATTCCCTTTTCTCCACTTTCTTTAGTGCATTGTACAACACGATCAATATATTCATCTACCGTCGTAAAAGTTGAAAGATATTCTATATCTCTTGGAATACGTTTCTTTTTGAAGAAATCATCTCTTGCTTTCTTTTGTCTATCTTTTGTTTCTTTATCTCTTTTTTCATCTCTTTCTTTACGACCAAAATCTAGGGTCTTGAGACCAAATCGTCTAGGATCCATTTTATCTTGTTTCTATTAGTTTATTAATAAATATTTTGAACGTAATCAATAATAAGGTTTTTTTTCTTTTCAAATAAAAGAGATTATCAAACAATGGATGAAAGTTCTAGTTATGTTGTGGGTTTAGACGAGAGTCATAGAGGATGTCTTGTTGGTCCTCTGTATGTTGGTTGTACAATATTTGACGAAGAAACGAAAAAGAATGTTCCTAAAGACATTAAAATCATGGATTCTAAAAAAATGTCCAAAAAGGCAAAAGATAAAGCCTTTGAATGGATTCAAAAGAATGCAAAACAATATGTAATTCGATTCTGTTCTGAAGATGATATCGAAAAGTTGAATGTTTCAAAAGCAACCGTAAAGGCTTGGCATGAATGTTTGGATGAATTAAAGTTTCCGGTGAAGAAAATCTACATTGATGGTATTTATTTTGAACCTTACAAAGATGTCGATCATGAATGTCTTGTTGGTGGAGATGATAAAGTCTTTGAAATTTCTGCTGCTTCTATTTTGGCAAAGGTAGCAGGAGATCGCCACATAGAAAAGTTATGTGATATGTATCCTTGTTTAGATGAACGATACAACTTACGATCGAATATGGGTTATGGATCGAGTATTATTCATAAAAGAGGTTTAGAAAAGTTTGGACCTAGTCCTTTTCATCGTAAAAGCTATAAACCTTGTCAAGGTCCTGCCAAAAGAAAACGAGTTCTATTATTAAACGATTAAACCAAAGTTTTTATTAATTGTTTAACATCATTGATTGTTACGATCACTTCGCTTGCTCCTCTTTCAAAAGCAATAGAAAGCCAATTCAAACAAGATTCATATCTTTTGTTTTTGTAAAGATAAGCGGCTATAATTTTACAAGATTCAGCGCTTCCTTGTTTTGCTTTTGTAACATCATGTTCAAAATAAACTTTTAAATCAGCATCTTTTGATATTAATTCTTCAATCCTTTTTCCGTCTTTGTCTTCAAAAAACTTTTCGTGTGATTTTAAAATCTCTTCGAAATCAGAGTCTGTAATAGAAGGAGGATAGAGCTTTTTATAATACTCTGGACAATCGATAATAGATTGGCTCTTCCAAATATATTCTTTTGCTTCTTCTCTGCTTTTGTTTATAACAAACTCGGCCATTGTTTTCACTCAAAACACTTATTAACTCGCGGTAAAAAACAACTTTGGTTTTTATAAATTAAAAAAGAAAGAGTTAGTATCAATCAAAGGTTAGAAAATCCAAAGATGGAAGACTCGATATTTGAACATGAAGCAACTGAAGATTCATTAAAAAGAAAGAAGGAAGATTCATTGATTTTTGAAATAGAACCTATTGACTCGAAAGAACAAAAAGTTGATACAAAGAAAGCTAAAAAAACTACACAAAGAGAAAACTTTAAAGTAGATGATTCTGTGTGGAAACCATTTCTCGAACATAAAACTAGTTTTGCGGAATTAAAGAACCTTTATAATGAATTAAAAGATACGACATCTACAAAGAATAAAAAACGTATTTTATCAAAGCATCCAGAATGCGTAAAAGGTTTATTAGCTGTTTATCATCCTTATAAACATTATCAAGTTACTATCGGACATATTCGAAATTTACTAGGAACTCATCTTTCGAAAAATCCGAGAACTCAATGGGTTGATAGAGAAGGAAATTACCTAACTGTTCCTTCGGATATTTATGAATTAATGGATTATTTGGATGAAAGAAGAGTTACTGGAAACGATGCTATTGATATGGTTATTTCGTTTATAAAATCGAATATGGAATACAAAAACTTGATTTTAGAAATGTTAGATAAAGACCTTAAAATACATTGTAATGTGAAAACAATTAATAGTGTTTTTACGGATTTGATCCCTTTCTTTCCCGTAGCATTAGCAGAACGTTACGAAGAAAAGGGTAAAAATATTGACTTTAAAAACGAAGATTGGTTTTGGTCTAGAAAATATGACGGTGTACGATTGTTAACTTTTATTCAATCAAATGGAACCATAGAGTTTCGATCAAGACAAGGAAACTCATTCTTTACGCTTAAGGTTTTGGAAAATCATTTAAAAGAAGTTTCATGGCCAAAAGGCTATGTAATCGATGGTGAAGTTTGTGTAATGGATCAAGGATTAGAAAACTTTATTCGAATAGTTTCTGATATTAAACAAAAGGGTCATACTATTCCATCTCCAAAATACTATATGTTTGATATGATTTCTATAGAAGAATTTTGGTCTAAACGTTCTTCTACTCTTTTAACGGATCGATTGGAAGTCTTGAAAAACCACTTTTTAACTTGTTCTTCAAAAAACTTGAGCTTTTCCAATTACTTTTCGGTTGTAAAACAATCTAGAGTTTCTTCGGAAGAAGAGCTTATGAATTTTGCTCACCAAGCTCACTCTTTAGGGTGGGAAGGTCTTATTCTTAGAAAGAATGCTTATTACGAAGGAAAAAGATCAAATAACATGTTAAAAGTGAAAAAGTTTCAAGAGAAAGAGTTTATTTGTTTAAAAGTAAACAAATCTTCTATGACGATTAAAAGAGATGGGAAACAAGTAGAAGTAAATGTTATAGGAAGTATTACTGTAGATATTGGAGAAGGAAATACCGTAGATGTCGGTACTGGCTTTTCTTTAGCCGAAAAAGAACGTTACTTTGAACATCCTGAAGAAATCATTGGAAAGGATATAACTGTTAGTTTTATGGAATATTCTTATGATAAAACGGGTAAACCATCTTTACGATTTCCTTCCTTCAAGTGTCTTTACGAATCAAAAAAGAGAGACATTTAAGATTTTCGAATAAACTTTATTAATCATTCCATAATTACTTGTTCTTTTTTTATTTCCATGAGTAAACCATTTCTTCTAATGATTTTTTGATCAAGAACATGTATCTATCCTCGTACTTTTTATCAAAATAAATCCAAGCAAATCCGCTTCTTTCGTCCGTTGGAAAATCGCAATCAAGCTCAGAATAGTTTCTTATTACATCTCTGATTCGATTTAGGATTTGTCTATAAAGTTTTTGACTTTTATATTGTTGTTTTCTTTCAACAAGTTCCTCTTCGTAGTTATGATAAATAGAAAACAATTTATCCGTAGGCCGTATCTCAATACTACATACTTCTCCTATAGATTCTCCAAAATTTATAACATTCGATTTTATTTTGAATAAATCCTCCATCTTTGTTTCTTACAAACAACTATAAACCCAGTTCATTAAAAAAATCTTTATTTTCAAACGACAAGTTATTGTAAACACATCATTTGTTAAAAGAAACACAATGGATCCAAACGACAATTGTTTTTATGTACAAGATAACTTTGAAAAGCCTTTTCGAGTTATAATCGATCAAGAATTTTCAGATTTAAAAGTTTACAAAATGAAATATCCGATAATCGGATTTATTGATCAAGAAAGTTATGAAAAAAAGTTTAACAAATGGAAAGAACATTATCACGAAGATAGCGATGAAGACGGTGAAGAATTAGCGAAAGGACCTAAAAGAAAAATAGAATCCGAAGATCCAGTTTATGAAGATTTAGTTTTACATATCACAAAACAAAACGATAAACTAAAAGTATTTATTGGAGGTAGCGAAAGTTCTAATCCTCTCTTCTTTGGAAATTCGTTTTTGTTTCAAAAAAATGAAACAAGATGGATTTGGATTGGTTATAGAATATTCGAGTTTGAACCTTTATCGACTATTGTAGATTACAAATCACCCATTTTCAATTCAAATGTTGCTTATCCTTATGCTATTGATGATTTAGGAAATTATTATCTTATGATCGAAAATGTTATTCTTAAGAATATTAAAGAAAAGATAGAAGATCCTTACAAACTTTATTATCAAATGAAATCAAAAAATTACAAAAAGGAATCACTTTATGGTTATCCATCTGTAGAACCTCTTTTTGGTAAAATCGTTTGTATAAGTCCTATTCAAAAAGATAAAGATCCAAATATTGTAATCGCATGTATTGAAAAAGTAACTAAAATCATGCTTCAAATGCGAAAAGAAAATTCTATTTGAACCAAACTTGTATTTGTATCACTTTTACGAACAATAATAAAAAACCAGAGTTAGTAAACCAAACTTTGATACGAACATTCTTACTGAAGAAAACTTTTTTTCGCCTCTTAAACTCAAAATAGCTCCCCAACTTCAAAAAACGACCAACATGAGTAGTTTATACGAGGTTATCAAGTCTATTTCGAATGAAGAAAGGATGGATATTTACCAACATCTTTCAAACCAAGAAAGGGAAAAGCTACGTAATTTTTGGAAAATCATAGATGGTTCAAGACCAAATCCTAAGGAGCCATATTATGTCGATGATAAAACAAATGCATTCATCAATTTGTCTATGATCAAATTTATCAGACAAGAAACAACAAAAAACGAAATGATTAGCTTGATAGAATCATTTTCTATTGTCTCTGAAGAATCTCTTGTCTGGAAAGCATTCAAGTTTTAAATGTTCTTTCTTTATTATTTTTGATTGTTAAAAACGAAAATAAAAGTTTTACTTAGAAGCAGTTTACCACTTTGTAGAAAATCAAGAAGCATGGAAACAAATACAAACTCTTTCTTTACTCATGATAATGGAGGGAGACCGTTTCGAGTCGATATCGATGAAAAGTTTTTGGATTTAAAAGTATACAAAGTAAAGTATCCAAAGATTGGCGAAATAAGCCAAGAAAAGTATGAACAATCATTGGGATTCTGGAAAGAGGATTTTCGTGAAATGGAAGAAAACGATGGAGAAGAATTGTTAGAAACTCCAAAAAAGAGTATAGAAGCAGACAATCCAGTATACGAAAAATTGGTGTTACGTTTATCAGCCGAACCTTCTGCGTTTCATAATCAAACTCCAACAAACCCTCAATTAAAAGTGTTTATTGGTGGTAGCGAATCATCAAATCCAAATGTTTTAGGAAATTCATTTTTAGTTCAGAAAAACGATAAATCATGGATTTACATAGGAAATAGAATCTATGAGTTTAAACCATTGTACCCCATAGTTGAGTATTATTCAAGAGTTGGAAATTCTGACGTACCTTATCCTTATGCAATTGACGAACTTGGAAATATTTATTTGATGATTGAATTCGCAATTATCAAAAACCTAAAAGGCGTTCCTTTTGATTCTTATGATTTTTATGACTTGTATTATTCCATGTGTAAGCGAATTAACAAAGGAGATTCTCTTTCTGGCTATCCTTTGATTGAACCCATGTTTATAGATATTCGACATTATAGACCTGGTTGGAAACGTCATGATTATAACCATGTTATAAAACATCTTAAAAAATCTAGTCAACTTATGCTCAAAAGTATGAATGATAACTTGGTCTAAAAAACAAACTATTCTTTATTTTTGTTCGTTTAACAATAAACGATCGTACATTAGTAATCGATTCAATTCAATGGTCTTATAAGTTGTTTTGCTTCATTTAACAATCGGATACAGTTTTGGATGTCTTCTTTTGCTCTTTCGCTTCTAGTTTTATAACAAGGAGCACAAGTTATTCTTTCTAAGAGTTGATCAAAGGTAAGTTCTTGATCCATTCTTTAATCAAGTGTTAAAACGAAAGAAAAGTGATGTGTTTGAGTAATTGGTTTCTTTATTTCGAAGAACCTAGAGGAAAAGGAATAACTTTTTTACAAGTCGTAACAGGACAAATGTATTGAGGGTTCTTTTGTTTTGTTTTTTCACCATCGTTAATTGGTATAAACGATTGTACTTGAAATGATACTAAAGGTAAAACACATTTATAACAAATAGGATGATTACATTCTTTCGGAAAGAATAAAGAGTGAAATATTTCTGATCGATTACATAAAGAACAGATTTTAATCGAAGTTATAGGAATTTCCATAGTTAGTTGTTTTTCATATTGTTTTTCAAAATGTCTCTTCTTTTTTTCTATGTACTCCTTTTGACTTTGAATCGTTCCATTAAACAACTCTGTTAGTTTAGCTATCGCTTTATCTCTCATATCTTCCAATCGAAACTTTAGTAAATCCTTTTTATCATTTGAGTTTACGAATTTTGAATAAAAGTTTTGTAATTCTATCAAGAACTTATCGACTGGAATTACATCTTCTGTTTCTTGTTTTCCACTAGAAACTTTACTCTCTTTCTTTTGTAAAGGTTCAATCGATGGTTCAATTAAAGTAGACATGTTCTCTACACTTGAGCTATGTAAGTTTATGTCTTCTGTTAACGAAATTCCAGAAGGAGATAATATTATAGGATAAGGGTTGGGATCAGAAAAATCAGAAGAAGTAAAACTCACTCTATTCGTTTTTTTAGGACTAGAAATAACTTCTTTTTTATCTAAATCTCCTTTTCCTTTCTTTTGTCTTGTTGATATACTCTTATTATTCGATCTACCAAAATGAAAAGAATCCATTACTCTTTCTAATCTAAATCTCATTTTTGTTTTTTTTAGATTCATCGTTTATGTTAACAATCTTACTTACAATCTACTTTGTTTCTTTTCCTCATCCAATCCGAAAAATAAAAGCATTTATAACTCTTTACTTCTTTTTTAAACAATTACTTGAAAGCATTCATACTCTCAAGTCGTTTACATAGTCGTCTTCTATATTATCTTGTATGCATCTTTAGAAGCATTCTTCTAAACCAACTGTCGACATGTTCATGACAAGACCATGACATCTCATGACAACAACTTTAAAAGCAATTGAATGCATTGATTGATTGCTTCAATCGATTGATTATTTTTAAAAAACAAAAAAGAGAAGGACTCAATCGATGAAGCTCTTCGAAGGTCCTTCAACTTTTTTTTAAAAATTGAAACTCATTGATGGTGTACTGCATTCGATCGCAGTACACCATTCTCTTAACGCTCTTAAGACCTCTTAATTAATTGTTCGAAAAACGATTGTTTTTTTGAAAAAAAGAGCAACTAGGAATCGATCTAGGTTATTTATAGAGCAAATAGGAATTGATATTCGGTTTTCATCGTCATATGGATTTACTGTTGCTCTATAAATAACCTAGATGGATTTACACTCTGTTTTTTATCGATTTGACGAAAAAATTAGCTTGAATCACACTCTGCCACAGAAACAATAATTGTCTCAGAAAAACTCGATGGAAACGACTCAAAGGAGCCTGTTATTTTTTATTGAATCAGTTTCAAAAATCAAAGGTTTTAAGGAATCAAACTTCATCAGCTTATTCAATTGTTTTTAGAAATCAATGGAATCGATCATTCGATGAATGAATAAAGGCAATTAAAATGATTAAAGTTTTTTGTTTATTTTTGAGAAAAGAACTCTCTGTACAAAGCGATAAAGAAAGCATCAGCAAAATCATGAACTTGATGACCATTTTCTATGCCAAAAGATAAAAAGGAAGAAATAGATTCAAAGTTGTGTGTTTTAGACCAACAAATAAAGTCTTCTGTAGAAATTTGTTTTCTTTGTTTACGACCTTTATCTCCTTTAAGTTTTACTTGACGAAGAGGATTATCTAAGCAATGTTTACAATTCGTTGCTGCAACTTTATACTTTGCAATTGCAGAAACAAAAAAAACATCAAACTGTCTTTTCGTCAAAAGCAATAATGTATGAAAGAATCCTCTTAAACCAAAAGATAAACAACGAGCTGATGGATTTGTTTGCATTTGTTGTTCGATGTTTATTTTATTCGCTTTAAGAATCCAAGAAAAGTTTTTATCCAAAAGAAAAAGATGGATCATTTTGTCAAGACAAAAATGTATTCCTTTATCATCTTTAGGAACCGTTAACATTGCGATATGTGTGATTCTCCATTCTGTTTTAAATAGTTTTATTGCTACCAAAGCCAAATGTGTATAACCTACGTCAATTCCAATTATATCACAATCTCCCGAAATTCCATGTTCAGTTATATATAATAAATAGTTTTCATTTTGTATTAATTGACAATGATTTGGTACTTTGAAGTGATCCCATTCTAACTTTTCTTTTATGTTCTTTCTAACTCTCTTTTTTTTTTGTTCTTTATCTTTTGCGACTTGAGTTGATTCAGATTCAAATATAGAATCTTCTTCTTTGTTTTGTTTTTTTGTTGTTTTCTTCTTTTTTGATAAGTTATTGTTATCATCATCTTCTTGAATGTCTTGTTCTTCAAAAAGGGAGCTCTTTAACACATTGTTCTTTTTCTTAGTTGGTTTCTTTCTTTTTTTCGAAACGAAAACCAATTCTGGATCTGCCGAAAGTTCATCTACTATTTTATCTACAGTTCCTTGGCTTATTAATGATTCTGAATGAAAGATATCTTCTTCCTGCATATATAGTATTCCTTGTTATTAATCCTTATGAAAAAAAAAAAGATGGATGATGATCTACATCAACTCAAACTAAAAAATTAGATAGGAGTCTGACTTGTTTTATTTTGAAGTTGTTAATCAACTAAAGGAACAAATAATTGAATAGTCGAAGAATGTAAAGGAAGTTCCGGATTATTTGTATCACTTTCAAATCTCAATTCATATTCTTTAGATATTTTTATTAATTGAATAAGGGTACAATAAACTTTATTTTATTTTGGATAATTAGATTAGTTTTTGGTCTCTCAAAACGAAGAATGTAATCTCTTTTCGTCGCAAAATAAAAGATCTTATCCATTATGATTGCAAATATTTCACTATTATCTTCTTTTTCTAAAACATCTGCTAATTGTTTAAGAGTTTTTTGTTCGATATTATTTCTTTTCAAGTTTTCAATAGCGTCTTTAAATTCTTTTATGTTAATAAACTTTGACCATGTTGTGTTATTAACAATAGTGGGTTTATCATCTAGAATGTCTTCGATGGTCACTGTTTCGACAAGTTTTTTCATCGATTCATTTAATTGTTTCTGAACATCTTTATCTCCATTTTTTTGGTATTGAAGATAAAGTTCTATAGAAAGATTGTTATTGAAGAATCCCTGTGGGTATGATTTTATTGAACAAGGATCGATGATGGCACCTGCTTCTTCAAATTCAGAAATACCCTTTCTTAATAACCTAAGATATTCGTTTATTGGTAAGTTGTTTTTTGAGATTAAATTTTCAATTTTAATCTCTTTAAAATCAAGACATTGAGCGATATCTTTTATAATCGATATTGCAATCGCTGATAAATTATCTCTTCCTATCTCTTCACTTTCTCGATCTGAAAAAGCAAAAGGAGGAATTCTAGAATTAAAATCAACTAAAACTTCTTTGTTGTAAAGATCAAAAGATAAGAATCCATAAATATCAAGTTTTTGGTTTTTTGTTCCGATTGCTCTTGCATAAAAATCTATACCGCGTCCTTTAATTGGAAATGCTACACCTCCTTTCAATCTAATTTGTTTGATAAAATCGATTTTACGTTTTTCACAAACATTATTTAAAGTATTTAAAGGAAGAAAGTTTGTTGAACTGTTTTCTTGAATGAATTTGTTGCGATCAAAACTGAATCTATCTCCAAGATAGATGATTTCTTTAGCCAAATAACCCGATTTAATGTAAAATGCGTCATTAATAAAATCTAAAAAGATTTTTGCTCTATTTTCATCTTCACTTTGATTATGTTGAACGATTGTATCAATCCAAAAAGATAAAGGCTTCTTAATCAATTCATCGATATTTTCGGTGAAAATATCTCCAAAAGTTTCTAATTCAGGATCACTTTCTAAGTCAAGTTCTTCTTTATCATCATATGGTGTTTCTAATGGCCATTTTAATAACTTTTCGATTTTACGTTTTGGATCCTTTTCATTATTTTCGTTTAACCAATCAAAAAAAGATTTAGTTTGTAAATCCTTAACAAACTCTTTTCGATAGTTTAAAAAGATTTTACTCCACGATGGTAACCAAATAAGTATCTGGTCGAAGTTACTAAGTTTAGCTATAACATCATCTCTTTGAACAAATAACTCATTCTCCTTCTGTTCTAATTCTTTAATATCATTATCTCCAGAAGTTACAGATTCAGAATCAAACTCTGAATCAGAATCAGGACGATCGGAAAAAAAAGAGGGAAACTTTCCTGTAGCTGGTGAAATAGTTGGTTTTGGATTATCTATTTCATTTCGAATTCGTTTTAGTTCTTTTAAAATTTCAAATAATTCATTTAAACCACCAAGAGATTCGTCTCTTATTAATAAACCATCAGGTATGGTATTTGTATAAAACAGGGGATTAGGAACAAAACCGAAATTTTCATAGTAAGCAAATCCTGTTTTCGTCAATCCAAGTTGAAACAAAGCTATATCAAAATTTAGAGTTTTAGGACTTGCTGCATCTATAATCTTTGTAAATGGAACTTTAAGAGCTACAAGAAAGTTCAAAATAAAGTTTACCATTAACTTTCCACCTCCTTTTGTTTGTAAGTAAGGATTTGCGCATTTTGAATAATTATTAATGCTTGCCAAATAAGCAGTATTAAAGTTTCCGTTTAACACATTAAAAGTTATATCTTGTACAACACAAGCTCCTCGTTTTTTTCTTGAAACATCTCGAAAAGGATTTGCATCAAGTCTTGTAGGTTTATCACTATAAACGATAATTTTGTATTTTATTTCATAAGTTGTTGTAGATTGCTTAATTAGAACAGGGAGTTCATACTCTTTATTTTCTTGACTAATCGGAATAATCCATTGTTGGAACGTACCATCTTTTTGAAAGATACTAAGGCTTGATAGTTTTTCTCGCGGCGAAAGATTTGATTCTTGAATTTTCGATAACGTTATTTTATCAAATTTAGGATCGTAGAATATTCTTTCGGTTATATCACAGCTATATTTAACTTTATTTGTCTTTATTAACTTATCATAAAAACCAGGTTCCAATGAAGTGAATATGTAAGGAATCAATAAATCTATTAATTTTTGAATCAGATCCCATTCTTTCTTTTTCCATAAATTTTCAATCACATAAGCGATGGATTGATTATTAATATCTCCTTCTCCAGTTGTTTTAACAAGATCAAGTTTTTCAAAATTGGATATAACATCTTCGTTATTTTCTTTTTCTTGATAAGATTTTATTCTATCAAAAATCGAACCCTCTCTAACTTTTGACTCTCGCAACTTTGCTTCAAAATTGCCTTCTTTTGAGTTCTCAAAGCTAAGTGTTTTTAACCATGATCTTCCGTAAAGCAAAAAATAAACATGTCTTAAAAGAACCGATGAATTTGGATGTATGGATTTAATAGCTTCTTTACAAATTAAAGTTTTAAGATTTAATGTTTGAGCCACTTGAATTAAGAATTCAACAAGAGCTGTAGGTTCTTTCAAATCAAATGGATCAAGGTATTGATCTTTGAATAATTCACTACTGCCGTTGATTGTAGAAAATTGAGATGAATAGTTTTTAGAACTGATTTTAACGATTTCATTCTTTTCAACAGAGACTTGAAAGTCAAACTCTTCTGATTGGAAGAAAAACTTGAATTCTTTCTCATCAAGATATGAAAGCTGTTCATCTTTGTTATCTGAAACTTTTTTTATTGCAGACATTTCAGTAACAAAACTCTTTACTAATTTCCCTACAACACACAACTAACTTTTTTTGAACAAAGCATTTATTGAATTACACGAATAAGTTCAGAAAACTGAACAAAGTCCATTTCAATCGAAAGAAGAAGAGTAGGCTTTATTATTTTGTTATTATGAGCGTTTAAAAATAAAGAGGAAGAAGAAGATTCAGTTTGACCCGACTTATACCATGATTTTACTCTGTTGATTTCTTGTGTTACAATTTCGTTCGTAGAGTTTGTTTGTAGATCGAGTATGTTTCCTATTTTAAAGTTTGAAAAGTATCCAGAATGATACAGGCTTTCAATGTTTGGAATAAACAAAGACTTTTCGTGAGTATTGTTCTTTTCCATTAAGATTTTTTGTTTATTCGCAACATCATAGATATATAAATAAAAGGCAGCCCAATCAAAACTATGTAAAAAGCTATCATAAAAGTGTTCTACACAAGTATAAGATTCAAAAGCCTTTCGTAGTTTGTAAGTTAAACAAGTTTTCTTTCTTGATGAAATTAAGTAAGGTAAAGGAATTCGTTTTTGGATTTGAATATTCGAATAATAAACAGCATCTACATAACCATGAAAGATACCTACAGACCCAGCAAGCGTATATCCTCGAACCATCAAGTCTTCAAAATTGTAAACTTCTAACATGATTGGATTTGGTATAAAGGATCGGTAAATCCAATCTATTAAAAATAAAGATTTATCATCTTTCGAATGATACAAAGAGATATTATAGTTTGATTCTATCCAAAATTGAAAGTAATAAAGATGTAAAGGATTTACATTCAATACATTCGCTAAACTTTCTATCTCTTTCCAAAAATGATTATCTTTTTCGGTAACCCAATTCAAAAGGAATCCAAACATATAAGACAAATAAATCCACCATTTATAGTCTGGATCTTGAAGAAACACTGACCACAGTTTTTCGAACTCTTTCTTATATTCTTGGTTATTCGCTAAATGATTCCATTTATTACAACATTTATCATTCACGTCGATTTTCACCTTTAAACCCGAAAACTCCTTATACTTTAACTCTTCGACTTTAAGATCTACTATCACTTCTTCCATAGTTTACTAATAATAAAAAATTTTGAAACAAACGCGTGTCTATTCTTTGTATTCACTTGTATTTTTATTCTTGTTCACAGAAAAAAGAACATATTGGAATGAAATCATTCAACTATCATTTCCGCAGATTTTTGGTTTTGAGGGTCGATAAATTTTTGTATCTCTTTAATTGTTGTTTCGTTAGCTTGGATAACGTAGCTGGCTAAATTAGCTAATAATTGTAGCTTTTTTTTGCATAGCTCTAATTCGTTCTTTGGTTCTTCGTCTATAGAAACATTTTGGTTAACTGAAGTAACAGGCTCTGTAGTTTTTATCTTCTTCTCTACAACGGTCGATCTTGGCGGAACAAAGGTTGATATGGAAACTACCCTTTGTTTGTTATCAACATTAAGCATCCGAATAGGAAAAATAAGATCAAGACTTTTCGCGATAAAGTCGGGTTCTGTCAAACTATACTCTTCTTTAGGATATCGAGGTAGTTTCATAAAAGTCATTTTCTTAAACTGAGATAAAGGTATAGGTTTTCCGTTTTGAACTGCTTTGTCGAGCCTTTGACAAAAAATCTTGAAATCATTCTCTACGGGCTCAGTATCAATAGAACTGATTTGGACGTTTAACTCGTAAATGTTTTTGATACTAAATATTTTAAACTCTGCTACTTTTTCGTTATTGGAATGATATCCTTCCAAATATCCCATTTTCTTAATAACTCTATCCAGCCATTGGAAGAGTAATTCTTTTTCTTCAAAGATAGTTTCTTCGTTTAAATCTATCGTATTTGTAGATATGCTAGACTTTCGTTTTTTAGATTCTTTTTCTACTTGTTTTTCTTCTTTCTCTTGTTTTTTGTTCTTTTTTGTTTGACTCTTTTTATCATTCGTCGATTGAGTCTTAACCATTTTTTTTAACTATCTTTTCCCACTTTACGTACTGTTTTTGTTTGTTGTAAAACGTGTGTGTTTCGAACCTATGAGTTTTTGGTTTTCTATATATCGAAAATAAAAACCAAAAAACTAATGTCTTTGGAAGTCTATGTGTTTTTTACTAGTATGATAGAATGTTGCTTAATCAACTTGAATTATCATTCGATTAGTAATTAATTAAACGTATAAAGACAAAACGAACCAAGATAGATATGTTTCGTATACTAAGGTTAATAAA